TATTACATTCTCTTATATAAACACATTTATATATTTTTACATAGAATAAAGGGAAAGACCTTACGGAATAAGGAAAGGATCTGTTTATGGAAAATTATCAGATGAACCGTTCGGGCTGCCGCCCTTATAATAGAACCTGCGGGATGATGAATTTCTCTCCCGCTCCACTGTCGCAAATGCGGCGAGAGACTTCTTGCAGCGAAATGAATTGTGAGTCCTCAGACTGTACCAGACCATATAAAAATTCCGGTGATTTCATACCTGTGAAGTCTTCATACAATCCGTCAATTTCCCAAACACCAAACTGCACCTGCACTAAACCAGTTTCATCAAAAACAGATAATATGTATGAGCACCTAAAACACCTGACACCAGCAATGGCCTATGTACCATATCAGAATTTCACTTCAGCCTATGATCTTGACTATGCCTTGTCTGTGGGCACTATTTTCCCACAGCTTTGTAAACCATTCTGTGGAAAGAGAGGTATTCGAAGATGATGAGAAAGCAGCCTTCCCCAAGATGCTCTTTTTTACAGCAGATCAATGAGGTTAGTTTCGCTGTCAATGACATGCTCCTTTATCTGGATACTCACCCTGAGGATCAAAAAGCATTGCGCTATTTTTCCGATATTTCTGACCGTCGCAACCAGCTGATGGCCGAATATGCTGAGAAATACGGTCCTCTGACCATCGACAGTGCAGCTGTAAGCAGTGAAAATGCATGGAAATGGTCTCAGCAGCCATTTCCATGGGAAAAGGAAGGAGCGTGACAGTTTATGTGGAATTATGAAAAAAGATTACAGTATCCAATCAATATCAAAACGCCAAATGCGAAGCTGGCTCAGTTCATTATGAGCCAGTATGGTGGCCCGGATGGAGAAATCGGTGCTTCTATGCGCTATCTCTCCCAGCGCTTTACCATGCCGAACCGAACCTCTGCAGCTGTGCTTAATGATATCGGTACTGAAGAACTGGCCCATTGATGTTATCATTAATTTTGAAAAGAAATTCCCGGGGGGGGAATTAACCCCGGGATAATTTTTACTGCTTTTTGATATATTTTGCAGATACAAAGCCATAATACTTTCCTGCAATACGGATATAATACCACTTACTACCGTTTTTATCTTTCTGGGTAAAATTCATTACTTCCACTTCATTTCCCTGGTTGAGCTTTGGGTATTTTTTGATGTTCGGATACTCAGTTCCAGCCCAGGTACGCACATTAAGCACAGTGGCGGTTACATTCCCCTTGAAAAGCACCTGTGTCTTATCCTGTTTGCTTGAAATTACAATTGGCTTATTAACTGATTCTTTTGCCAGATATCCAGTCCAGATCCAACCAATACCGATACCGGAAACTTTTACATGCGTCCACTTTCCACTTGTTTTTCCATCAATTTCAACAACGGTTCCTTTATTGATTGAACTCATAACGTAGCCATTCGGTGCCTCACGGACGTACAAATCATTTACTGTTGCTACTCTGGTTCCTGTCTTTTTCCAAGTCTCCTGTACTGTTTTGTCCCAGTCAATCCAAACATATCCATCAATGGAAGAATCACTGATTAAATAGGACTTATTTCGGACTGCACCGCCATTTGCTACTACTCCAGCTGCACTAGAAGTATTTCCTTCATTTGTATAGATTCTCGAGCTATCAAAACTCTGCACACTTCCAACATGGGAGCCATTGCGGAAGATTACAAGCGCACCTACCTTTGGAGTATTGCGCCAAGTACCTTTTTTCTTAGCCCAATTAGTGATTGATACGCAATTGTAAAAACCTCCGCCCATGATCTTTAATGCTTTGGTGATTCCAAGAACTTTTACCAATTTCCAAAACTGATATTCCGCACACCACGGCTGCTTCTGGCATCCTGGCTGCCCCCAGTTATTTACATCTCTTGCAAATTTAGTGTAATTGTTATATCCTGCATTTTTCTTAAAATCATCCAGATAGGCATTACTTTTCTTTTCAAGGTACCCGCCGTTGGATGCGTAATAATCACCAAGGTTTAAAAATTCCTGTAATTTGCTCATTATATCATTCCTTTCATATTTGGTGCGCCCCTCAAAATTAAGTAGCGCAATACTTCGCTAAAGCCTCCTTTAGTTAAGTGTTCGCCAATTCTGGAAAATCTGCTAATGCTTGTAAATATAATGTTATAGCACCTTTTTCCGTAGGGTGTACATTATCACCCGACAGCATACCGTCATACCACGAATCTCCCTTGTGTTCAGCACCCACTGATTTTGCGAAATCTATATATTTAATTCCTGCATTTCTAACAACGTTATTTTTGTAGCTATTAAACTGTGTTGGTGTATTCGGAATTGTACACCCGATAAGTATTATATTATTTTCTTTACACACATTCTTTACATCATTAAATCTATTATTCCAGTTTCCGTTAACAGATGATTCATTATCTGGGTTATTCATACCCACAGCCCATAATATATATTTTGGTTTGCCGTGTTTTAATGTAGCTTGTAATGAATTATACGCATTATCAGAACCTCTACCCGGATAACCATCAATGAGCATATCTGTGCCATAACCATTGCTTAACAACTGAGCAATCCACCGTGCCTTATTTGTCATACCAAAATAGCTATCTCCATATGCCCATATTGGTGAAGAATAATTTTTGCAAGTCCAAGATACGGCACAATTTGCTAATTCTGTATTAATGCTATTTACAAAAATATTTCCAATGTTACCATCCCAGTCTTGTTCTGTATTGTATTTTTCACCATTAGATACTAATGTGATTTTCGCTTTATAGTTTGCGGCTACTTCAATTATAATATGAATTGTATTCACAATGGATAAGCCGTGTGCAAGTATTACTTTGTCGGTGGGTGTTGAGTATACTGTAATATTTGTGCTATCTACGACTATCCAGCTCGAAGGAGAATTTGTTTTAGTACCATGCCCCATTTCAAGTATAGAAAATGATTTTACAATTCCACTCAAAACAAACACTTTTCTTGCCATAATATTATTATTTTCCAATACCCATGAATCACCGCTATGAAGTGTTCCGTTTCTATGCACTTGTTCATATACTTTTTCTCTTGGCAAGAATGTTTCTTTTAACTGCGTAATACCATACGGGACATAACCATTTACACCAAACGAATAATTTTTAGTAACCATTACATCTAACGTCGGATATAGTAATGTGAATTTTTCTGTAAAACGTAAACGTCTAGCGTTTATAGGTGCTGTTACATCACCAGTTATAATTGCACCGCTTATATACTTTCCATTTTCATCAAACCAATGCACTCTTACTTCCAGCTCATATATATTATCCTTGGCTGTATTCCATCTATAAAACCTCCATACATCCCCCTCATTTGTGTCAAAATATCCAGTTGTAATTGCATTTACTGTTGTAGAATCTGCGTACTCTGTACCATCAGCAATAGTTAATGCTACACCCTTTGTATTTGTAAATGAATGTGGGTTATATAGATTTTCAGTCACGTTAAATGCTTTGGTAACATCATCTTTAAAATACTCTATATCTTCCTTTAGCGAAGCAGTCTCACTGTCTACTTTCGCGAATTTATCCCCTACTGCTTTGGCATCCGCAAACCCGCCCTCTTTAGATAACGTTGCGTCAGAAACCGGCGCTTCCAACACTGCACCGTAAGGTAGTTGCCGTTTCTTTCCATCCGCTGTGATTATCCCTTTAAATGTATCAGCCATTATTGTTTACCTCCGTTGTTTTCAAACTTACATAGCCATCTGCATCCATGTTAAGTCCAACGCCCTTATCGGACAGGTACGCCTGGACCGCTTCTGCGATATTTTCCTTACTAGCTCCAATTCCATTAATACACAGTTTATACAGATATCTTTCTTTTCTGGTTATTGGTTTTGGAACCTCTCCTGTATAATCTCCAGTTAACTTTGCGAGATACATTTCTTCTCGCGTGATAGGCTTATTGTCAGACATTTTTATACCTCCTTTTTTACTATGCATTGATTAATAAGCTCTTTTAATTCAGTCAGTTCTGTTTTGATTGATTCCAACTCAGATTGCAATTCTTTGACTTTCTCATGCTCATTTTTTAGCATCGCAAACATACAGGGAATCATAATACGATAGTTCCAGTTTTCAGCATGTCCTTTTTCGTTATGGTCGACAGCGATTGGAAATCTGCGGTCAATATCCTCTGCGATAAACATCGGCATTTCTTTACCGCACCGTTCATCTTGCTCCATAAGATATCCGTCTTTGTACTTCGCCCAGATTACTTTGATTCTGTATAGGTCTTCCAGTTCATCTTCCTTTACGGTTTTTCCAAGAATTTTATAACGCATAGAGGATGATGCAATTGTTCCGACATCTCCATTGTTATTTTTTCCTAAGTTACTACCGGTTACAAGCTTAGGCATTTCTGGCACATTGAGAGTCAGAGAACTGCTTCCGGTTGTCTCAACTTTCATCCTAGATACTGTTTTTAAAAGAAGACCAGCTTGTTTGCTCTCCAAAACAGTCCAATATCCATCAGAGTATTGCGCGGATAAATCAAGAAGTCCATGAACAAGGGAGGAATCGTAACCAGCTGTAGCCACAGACTCATTTATCTGGAACCACTCTTTTCCCTTGAAGTTTTTAAACCCAACTGAGTTATCTATTTGAGTTATTATATTTCCATTCGCGTCGTACACCTCAAAGGTGCCATATCCATTATTTGGACCGCCAAGCTTCAGCGTTCCGCCTTTTGCGTAGGTGAACGAAATATATAACTGGTTGCCCTCTTTATAAATTCCTTTCATGGAACCATTATTTGTAAGAAGATTAAATATCTCTTCGTGGGTAAGTGCGTCCACATCAATCAATATTGGAATAGTCTGTATATCAAGCTGATTGTTGTTTCCTCCAGCTTCATACAATATAAACCTTATATACACAACACTTCTGTCCAATGATCCAACTGTATAAGATTTTTCTGATTCATCCACAATACTTGCTAAAACATTACTATAAGTAGATCCATCAGTTGATGTTTGAACTTTCCATCTGCCTTTATATTCTTTTCTTTCTGCCTTATCCCCATCTCTATAATATGCTTTTGCAGTTATATTGTTTGGTGATACTTTATTATCCTGTCCACGTTTTAAAATATCCGCTGACATTTCAATAAAATACGTTCTGCCAGGTACGCCTTGTTCTCCTTTTTCCCCGGCGTATTGCTTTGAAACAGAGAATCTTTTGCTAACGGATAATGTTTCCAGATAAGTAGCTTTTATATCTATCCATCCATTATCTGTATTTAATCCAGTTACAGTATATGCTTTTGTTGAGATATCCCATGTTCCATCCACTCCATCAGATTTTGATATCGTATAACTACAATCATCCGTAATATCCTGTGTTCCGTACATCACGACTGCCTGTGTAGTCACACCACTTGGAAATGTCCCGTAATTCCCGTTAGAGTCAACAGATATTCCCTGATATTCGTTGCTTAATTGCAATGTCATATTTTTAGCAAGCGCAGCTGCTTTCATTGCATTTTCAGCTGTTTGCTCAATGTCATTGATAGATTTTCCGCCGCCTATCTGCACAGATCCATCGAGATACACTTTTTTTGTATTCATATCTGCCTGGAATATAATATTTCCATGAGAATCCCTTACAGTTAAAGCGCCTGAATCTATGTAGTCCGCATTTATCCCTTCTGCGTATAAAAGCCTTGTTATTAATGTTCCATCAACAACAAATCCATATGGATAAGTTTCGCCGCCATCATTGGAAACTCCTATAGCATTGCTTGTCAGTTTTATTACAACTTTTGATTCTTCCAGTAATGGTTTATCATGCAAATAAGTAATGATGCTTTTATCTTCAAGTACCTCAAGAGTTTCAAAAAGTCCCTCTGAATTAGCCAGCGCATTTTCAAGTTTTTTAACAGCTTGTTCCCTGGCTGTTTTTTCGTTTTCAATGATTTTTTTAGCAGCTATTAATGTTTTATCAGCAGATGATAAAAATTTGCTACTCCCTCTTATTGGATTTTCGGCTTTTGTTTTTACATCTGTTGTTCCGTTCAGCCTGCTTGATACATCGGTAATTGGCGTTATATACTTATTTTCTTTTCTGTCGTAAGTAAAAGCCATATCTCCAAATTCTGTTAACGGGTTGTAAATCAGACTTCCCTCCATGCTCCGGAATGATTTCCCGATTAGATTACCTCCGATCCAACCAGCTACAGTTCCAAGATCGGCATCACTAAGCAAATCATTCTCTAATTCCAGGACGTACCCATCTTTTCCGTACATGGCATCTGATTCCGTATTTTTTACCTTGATTCCGGTTATTACGATATCGTCGCTTGAGAGAGTCGGCGAAGAAAGATAATCTCTCAACCTGGTAGGATTTCCAACTCCTTCTTTTAATGTGAGATATCCATCACTATCTAAATACCAGTTTCCGGCATTTGGAGAAATAAATCCATCGGAATCTGCGCTTGATCCACTTCCAAATACAAGATATCCATCAGCCTCAACCGTTGCTCCGTAATCTACTGATACAGAATCGAAATCCCATTTGATCAACTGTAAATTACCATTTACATCCACCCTTGCATTAGCCGAATCTAACATAGCTACCCAGCCGATCAGCTGCCGGAAGGTAATTCCATCTGGAATACTGTTGATTGCCACGTCTCCGTGCTCCATGGAAGAAAAACCCATAGAGATTCCAATATTTTCACAAGTATCCCGGAGTAATGTAAAAGCTGACTGTGGAAGCACAAGGTTGCTTGTGTAAGGCGCATTAGCTTTATACATATCATCTAGTGCTGTGAATTCAAGGACTTCACCGTACTGTTCAGGAGCTGTAATGGTGTAGGTTCCTTTTTTTATGGTTTCCACAACGCTATCAGTTACTTGCATTTTGAGGTAGGCGGTTAATTTTGCTTTGTAAAAGTAGTAATCCTTCCACTGGTCCTCTGTGTTATCCAGGCTCAGTGTCATGGACTTGCATATTGTGGTTCCAATCGGAAAGCTGCTGCTTTCGGCGCAGTCCGTGAAGGTTCCTCCACCTACCAGGATTTCACTGTCTAAGGTTTTTTTTCTTCCATCAGCAAAGGCGATATCCACTATTTCATATAGTATTTTGCCTTCTGCAAGTGCATTTTTAAATGCTTTAGATGCATTAATCAAGTGGATTCACCCCCTGCATATTGAATGATATTTCAGAATAATATTCTCCTACTTGAGCTATATTATATTGCATTTTCCCAACATAAAACTGTTCTGAACGCCATTCGTTTTTGTGCGCTAACCAGTGATACAACATAAATGGTTCTCCTTTAATGATTGCGTTCACGAGATTAGTTGATTTCTCATCAACGCGAACATTTGTGGCTTTATAGCTATATTGCATAACTGTATAAAGTGGTACTATTATTGCTCTTCCATACTGTGTACGGTTACTTCCTTCTGAATATGTAGTTTCGAATTTACACTGCATATCCTTATCTGGCTGAGGGATGAGAAGCCCATTTATTTTATATCTATCAGTTATTGATTTGCTTATCGAAAATGCCACGTTCTCACCCCCCTATGCCAGTTCAAACGGATTTGTACCGCTTGCATCACGCCTTAACTTTGCTTCATCAATCATCTCATCAAATATTGTTCTGCGGTTCAACTGCGCTGTGAATCTGTAATTTCCTCCACTACTCTGATTTCCGCCGGTTTCCTCTCTCACGATCTGTCTTAACAGGTCTTCTGGTGCTTCCAGGTTCCGTCCGTTCTTCTGGTCTCCCAGGACAGCCAAGAACTCGCTTCGTGGTGGAATTACGGCGCCGGATGCAAGGTATGGTATTGTAGGAACTCTTGGGAAATTAGCTGTAAATCCAATTGTCCTTGATCCAAACGGAGTTGGAACCTTCCACGGTCCAAATGTAAATGCTGATTCAATGCCGCCGATTGCACTGTTTACAGTTCCAATAGCGCTGTTTGCAATTCCGATCACTTTGTTTAATATATCTTTGATAGTATCGCGTATACCTTCAAAAACTCTTACAACTGTATCTCTGGCACTTGTAAATTTATCAACGATTGCATCATGAATAGCATTTACTTTTCTGTCAACAAATGTTGTTATACTTTCCCATATAGATGACGTTTTTTCTGATACAGAATCCCAAATTCTTGTAATTTTAGACTTTATTCCATCAAATACTGTCGAGACTGTAGTTTTTATTGCTTCCCACGTATTAGACAGCCATGTTTTTATAGCATTCCATATTGTAACAGTAACTGTTTTTATTGCGTTCCAAGAAAGAGAAATGATACTTTTTATTATTGTTAATGCGGTTTCCACTATTCCCTTAATAGCTTCCCAGGCTCCAGATATAATATCTTTTATAAGGTTCCATACACCTCTTGCAATTTCTTTGATTCCGTTCCATGCCAGTTCCCAATCTCCTGTAAAAACTCCTTTCAGAAAATCAATAACTCCGCTCAGAACATCTAATACATCTCCAATAATTTTAATAACGGATTTTATTGCTTCTATAACAGTGCTACCAATTACATTTGCCACGTCTGCTATTACTGGAATTGCATTCGATATAATCCAGCTAATTATTGGGACTAAAATATTTTCCCAAAGCTCTTTTAAGATATCTATTAATTTGCCAAGAAACGTTTGGACCTTTACAAACATTTCTCCCAATTCCCCATCCATAAGCTCTTTTATTTTAGAAGCCAAACCTTGCAGAACCGGTAGAATATATGTGTTATATCCATCTATTAAAGTTCCAAAAATGGTTGAAAGTCCATTAGCTATTGAATCGAAAAAAGGTTTTAAATGCTCATCGTATAATGTGGTCACCAAATCAGAAAGATTTTGAATAACTGTCGATAATCCATCGGTTATTATTTCGATAACCCCAAGTGTTCCTTCGACTGCGCTTTTTAATATATCCTTATTATCAATGAACGGCTGTGCGATCATATTCAGCATATCTCTTCCAAGTCTTGCACATAATCCCATAGCAGTCATTGAGATATTTGAGAATATCCCTATGATATTGGCTGTTATCTGCTGCGCAATTTCTCCACCAAATGCAGAAAACACCTCTGCTAGAGCGGATGAAAAATTTCCTTCAATTTGAGCAACCTCAGATCCAATATCAAACATATCAATTAAATATGTTTTTATTCTACTGGTGTTTTGCTTTAGAAATTTTTCTATTCCTCCAATAAGATTTTGAGCAATTGTTATTCCAATCCTCAAAAAAGATCCAGATACTCTTCCAATGGAATAGGCAAATGTATCTAAAAAATCACTTGCCGCTCCAATTACTTCTGGATCAGTAAATATATTCTGCAAGGATTTCCCGATAGAGTTAATATTTTCCTTAATATCATCAAAAATCGGTTTGTAATCGCCTAGTCCATCCCAGAATCCTTTTGATAGCAATTTGGCTAATTTTTTAAACTTCTTTATTATGGAATCAAGCGGCTTGGACATTTTTTTAATAGTCGTTTCGCCTTCTGCAAGTTTACCGTAATCCACATTATTTACTGCACCGGATAATCCTCCAGAAGCTCCACCGCTTCCACCAGATGAATATGGCGTGTATGATGAGTCACTACCTGTAGATGTGACTTTATGTATTTCGTCCAATGAAGAAAGATAATTTTTTGTTTCTTTATTTGCCTTTTTCGTTGCCTTAGCATTATCGTTTGTGGCATCTGCAAGTTGCTCAGCATTATTCGCCGCGCTACCATAAACATCCGCCGTGTCTGCGATCGCGTCTGTTCCAGCAAGACCTGCTCCACTTCCGCTTGTCTGGCCAGACGATTTCTTACCAGTAATAAGCTCCGTGAATGACTTGAACGCATTCGCCAGAGTTGCCAGTTTACCAAGCAGAATATTAATAACTTTCAGAACGGGCGTGAAAATATTAATCAATCCCTGTCCGACTGTTGCCTTGAGAGATTGCAGCTGCAACTGCATCACTCGTACCTGGTTTGCCCAGCTGTCAGAAGTACGGATGAAGTCTCCAGATGCCGCGGACAACTGTTTCTGTACAAAAGCCAAACGGAGAGCTACTTTCTCCTGCTCGGTCATGGCGGATGTGGTTTTGCCATATCCGTTCGCCAGTGCGTACTGGTCTAGTGCCGACTGAGTCATTACCACGCCCAAATCTTTCAATGTCTCGGTTTCGCCAGTGAATACGGATTTCAGTTTGATATATGCCAGATCCTGACTGATGTTATAGAATGATGCCACATCACCAGTCAGCTGTGTCAGAGCCGTTGACATATCGTAAGCCTGCGCTTCTGAGAATCCGAACGACTTAGACATTGCTCCGAATGTACCAACATACCGCTTTGCCATAGTCTCCGATAGTCCGGCGCTAGTCATAGCATTCTTTGCAAATTCGTTTACCTTGTCAGACATGGTTGTGAATGTAACATCAACCACGTTCTGCACTTCTGCAAGGTCGGAACCAAGTTCTATAGACTCTTTACCAAACTGAATTAGCTTGCCAACAGCAAACGCCGAGCCAATTAGTAAAGCTATCCCTTTCAACTTAGACGAAGCAGAGCTAGCTACATTACTAAAGCCAGTTGAAAATTCTCTTTGCATATCATCGGACGTTTTCTTAGATTGATTTCCAATTCCACGGATATGTTTTTTTACTCTTGCTGTTGAACCAGAACTGCTTCTTTCAATATGGCTCCATGCAGTAGCAAAAGCCTCACTTGCAGAGTATCCCTCTTTTCTATATATAGAAGCGATTAATGCAGCTTTTTGTTTTGCGCTTTTTGAAGTATCTTCTAATATTGCATTTATTTTTGCATTTTCAGTTTTTACAACTTTTACTGTATCAACAGATGATTTAGAAAAAAAAGATGTAATATTGCTAGAAATTTGCTTTACTTTTCCACTCAGTGCATCAAATGACTGTTTTATATCATATACACCGTTTTTTATATTTGATGTATCAATTCTGGTATCAATAATGACTGAGCCATCAGCAGCCATACATTCACCTCCTAACTATTTGAGGTTAAGCATCTCGTTAAGCTTATCTTTATAAGCCTGTTCCTCTTCAGAGAGACGCGTTTTTATATCAATAATGTTCTTGTTTTCTTGATAGAATTTCTTTTCCCATTTATCGAGTTTTTCGCCCTTTGCCTTTTTTGAACGAATTCCAACCACTGTATTAAAAAGGCATTCACCAGATTCCATAAAGTACCCGAAAAACGTCCACCAGTGCATATAAGGCACTGCTCTGATTTCTTTACCGGCAACCTTGTTTACAGCCGGAACAATCATGTCTCCGTCCTGTTCCCAGTCCATCAAACGGGGCTTTGGTTTGTTCGGGTTGTCATCAGTCTGTCCACAGTCAATAAATTCACACGCTTTCTGACAGGCTTCAGATAAATGTTCCGGCGGTATGCTCTGCCAATCCTCGAACAGAATCTGTATCATAACAATTGACTTCGCCTGTTCGTCTAACTCTGGATCATTCCACGCAATGAGAATATCAATGATTGCTCGAAAATCCGTTCTGATAGAAAAATCCACCCCACTTATGTTCAGTGAGGTGGGAAGCTCATAGGCGGTCATTTTTCATATTTCTCCGTATACTTGTTAACTGCTGCCTGCATTTTCTTTTTTCTCTTTTCGATTTCCGGTGCGATTGCTTCTGCGATCTTGTCCAGAACGATATAAGCAAATACCTGGCCATTACCGAATACAGTTGTTGCGGTAATTGGTTCTTTAAACAGGTCCTTGGATGCTTCATATCCAAGGAGATAATTGATTTTATCCTCAATCTGTTTATTCAGTTCCGCAATTTCTTTACCAGATGTGACTTTCTGGACGGAAGCCTTGAACTGTTCAAAGCACTCCTCCAGTTCTTCTGCACGTGCTGCCACATTGATATCTGTCGGGTTCAGTTTGAAAGAAGAAAAAACTTCGTCTTCGTTATTTGTGAATGTAAAAACGAGAATTCCATCATCAATTTTAGTATTAATTACTTTTGCCATTTGGCGTGTCCTCCTTGTATATGTGCTTATTCACTGTCAGCTGTGAATGTACCGGAACTGATATCAAATTTTCCTTTTACACGCTCACCAACGTAGTTCACAGTAAACGGAATCTGATAGCCGGATGTATCACCGCCATAGGAAGTCGGTACAACGTAGCAGTCCTGCTGGTATGCTTCATACTTGCCTGCCGTGGCTTCTGTCCAGAGATGAACTTCAACTGCTTTTGTTTTGAGGTTGTCGTCTTTGAGACGTCCATCTACAATCTTCTGCAATGCTGTAAACAGATCAGAAGTAGTGTCTGCATAGAACGGATCAGCGTCAGAAGAAACTTCATAGCCGTTGTGTTTAAATGTGGATTCTCCAAGAATGTTTTTAGATGTTTCAGTATCTGGATTGAGTTCTACGTTATACTCTTCCAGATCTTTTCCAAGACGCTCATATTTTGGTGTCAGCCCTCCACACAGAGAACCTGCGTCAATATAATGAGCCATGTATTTACGGTCAATTTTGCCTGTAACTGCCATAGAAATGTCCTTTCTGCCTATAACTTTTAAAAGGCTGTGTAGGTTAGCGACTATCTCTGATTGATAGCCGGTTAGTTGTTATATTTAAGTGGTGTAATCACCATTTTTCCCAGTCATATTCGTATTTTACTGTGATTGGAAGCAACCAGTCCTGTACGCCGTTCTCCTGAGGCTCTGTGCCGTAGGAATTATCGCGAATGATGCGTTTTATCACTCGTTCTCTGGAAAGCTCTGGAAAAGCGGATAAGCGCGTCTCAGTGCCATCTACTGTGACTGGTTCCCGGCAAATCCACTTGCCAAGGTTGTCCAGAAACTTCTGAACAGATAGCTTCTGGCGCTCCTTTTCGGAAGCTGTGCGATATACCACGATAAATGGATACTGGCACACCTGGTGCATCGTTCCGCATACATCCTCTTTTTCTGAATAGATTAATGCTCCTGTATCCGCAAAGAATGAGATACCGCTATCAGTTCCCAGTTCCTCATATTTGATTGTTTCGTTTTCATACAGTCCAGGATACTGATTCAGTAAAGCTTTCATGGCTTCTGTCAGAATCTCATATCCCTCTGCGTCCTTGCCGATCGGTTTATCCGCCATATTACATCCTACTTTCCTAATATTTCAAAATGTGGTATCAGTGTATACGGTCCGCCCACACTGGTGATTTTAAATACATTGTCCTTGTTCTGGTTCATGTATTGATAAAATCCGCTCCGATAATCACTGTCAATTATCATTCCACCAGTCCACTCACCCTCCCAGAAGAACGATTCATCTGAGAATGTGATAGTATCCTCCAGAGCGTTGTTAATCTGCTGTTTCCACTCTTTAGGCGGTACATATGGGAAAATCTTGCTATCCTTGTCAATAATGGTTATATCGCCATTCTGGGCGGTATATCGGATGTGTAACTGTGCGTTGTCTGTTGCGTCTGGTCCGTACTTTTTAAGGATTGCTCCTTTGTCGGTAATGAGGTCAACGCCGGATAGCACATGAGGATACCAGTATGCATCTCCAGTTGTGGCACTTTCGTAATAGTTGAAAAGTGTAATTTTAGACGAATACATGATATCCTCTCCTTAATTATTCTTTCTGCACTGTCTGCTTAATAATCTGATTCACACCGGTAGCTGACAATCCATTAAACATACCAACTGCAACCGCCGTGATATAATCCGTTGCCGGGAAATCCGGGATAATTCCCATCCCGACTGCTCCGAGAATTCCACCGATAACCGCCATGATCACCGGAATCCATTCATCAGAGATTCTTTTTGATGCTTTACAGCCCATTCCTACGATGTAGCAGATCATAACGATTGCTACGCATGAGCCTAATGTTGAAATATCCATTCTTTTCACCTCACATCTGGAATACCAAACTGTTTGTATGTACCTGTAAATGAAAACTGTTTTCCACATTTACAGCAAGTTTCCGTAATGGTACAAGTCTTTTCTTTGTCATTACATTTTGATTCAGCAGGACTTTTGAATTTATGCCCGCCAGTCAAAAAGCACATTACTTTAGTCATCTCAATTACACTCCTGCATACAATATTGGTATTCCGTCATCCGTCCTTACTCCCATCAGAAGTGGCAAAGCTGTCTTAAGAAGTAAGTCATTCGTTTTCTGTACGTCTCCAGCGGCGGCATACACCGCACTCCATTCCTTTGCACTTGCTCCAATCTGCTGAGGTGTGGCGTAGGAAATGGATTCACTGCCGGAGGATACAGAGGTTACTGCACCGGCTTTGATGTTCCCGACATTTGTGTCGGTAAGATTTGTCGAAGCCTGATTGATTGCGTTCTTCTCAGCAAGTTCAATCTGATACATTAATTCAGCTAATGAACAAACTGCCTTTTTGATGCGCTTCTGTGAGCGTTCATTTGTTGGCAGCCCATCCACCAGTCTATCAAACGTCATTGTGTCCACAAAATCACTGGCTCTTTCTGCCAGTCGTGGAAAGTCAGCTTCTGGCACGACATTGCCGAATGATTCTGTATAGAATTTATAATCTGCGTAAGCCATGCCAGTTACCTCCTGTGTTTATGATTTTGCTGTTACGCTCGCACTTCCGGCATTCAGTGCCTTGTATGTTCCATCGCACTCAACTACTGTGATCTTCTGTCCGGTTGCCGCCTTGATGTCAGCTTTTCCGTCCCAAGAAGTCCAGTTCCTGAGGTTCTGTCCATATCCAACAGTTACTGCGTCTGTTGCAACTTTGTATTTGTATACGTTGTTGGAGTTTTCCTTAGCCGGATTTACAGTGATTTTTGTATCACCAGTTACTGTTCCTGCCGCAGATGTTACTGTCAGAGTACCAAGTGTTGGTGTCTCATCAATGGTGATTACTGCGATTGCGTCAATGTACTCCGCAAAAAGAGTAAGTCCCATAACTGCGAACGCTTCGGACACTGCTGTGTGATAGTTGCCCTGAGTGTGGAATCCGATCAGGTTTGTCTCACCAGATACGGTGTATACAAGTCCTGCTCTTGCGAAGTCAGATTCGTTCGGGTCTACATAGTACAGGACAATGTTCTCAACAGGAGTAGCAATAACCTGTCCTCTCGGGATTTCGCTGTCAGACAGTAAAAAGATTGTGTTGAATCCCATAAAATCCTTCATATACTGGAATCCGAACTGGTTCTGAATAGTAATCTCAGCTGCTCCGAGATATTCATATACGTCCAGAATATTCACAAATCCAACAACACCAGTCACATTTCTGTGCATCTGCTTGAATTTGTTTTCTACTCGACCCTTAGCCATTGCCAGAGCCATCTGGAATGTAGTTTCTGTGGAAGTAAGTGTACCTGTTTTCAGATAGTTGTAAAATCTTTCAGTAACATTGGTCTGAAGCTGGAAGAGGAATTCATCATCAGTCATCTGAACAGCGTTCTCATAACCGTGATCCTTGATTGCTTCAATAGATACAGCCTTTGCGTATTTCTCAATGGTCATTTCTGCATAGGGCTTTTCTTTTACAACGAATTTGCTGTAAGGGATTTCCTCGCCCTCACCAACATTTCCGTTCTGTAATGTACCCTCTGCATATTTTGATTTAAGAACCGCTCCGGGTGTCTTTTTGATTGGACGCATGATACCAAGGATTTCACGTAAGTGTTCCCAGTTTCTTTCGAATCTGGTAACAAAGTCAATCTCACGTGCCGTTACCTGGATATCATTTGTCATAATAAGATTAGATTTTGCTGCCATAAAAAAAGTCCTTTCTACCCATAATTGTTAAGGTATTGGGTTAGCGGCTATACTCTGGTGTATAGTCGGTGTAAAAAATCACTGGAATAACTGGATATTCCGAGCAATTGCAGCCTGTCTCTCGGACGGGTCTTTGATTGCTTCGATATCTTTCTTTGTCATGTTTCCAAGTGTCTGCTGATGTCCAACATGAGTAGTAAACCTTGCCTGGTTCTGCTGAGCCTGCTGCTGAGATTCATCCACAAAAGCGGATGCGTCAGACTGCTTCATCTGCTCAATCAAATCATTCAGTCCAAGGATTTTACCGTCTTTCAGCTTCAATCCTGCTTCCTTGATGTCTGCCATAACAGACTTCTTTGCAGCCTCACTGGAAAATTTAACATCATCAAGTGCTGTTTTAAGTGCGTCTGAAAAATCGCGGTCATAGATTTTCGCATTGAATTCCTTCTCTGCGTCCTCAGCTTTCTTCTTCCATCCAGCAAGCTCTGTCTGAATGTTCGCCGGGTCGATACCGTCAAAACCTTTTAAGGTTTCTTCTGCTGTCTCAGCACGTTCTTTCCAGTTATCACGTTCTCCCTCGACTTTCGACAGGGTTTTTGCAACTTCCTTAGCATTCTTATAATGCTCAGAGAGTGCCTTTTTAACATCTGCCTGCTTATCCTCCGGGATTTCAATTCCAAATGATTTTAATGTGTCAATAAGTTTCTGCATATATATCCTCCTGGTCGTGTTTATTGACCTGCCGCCGCAGGTAAATGGATTAAGCCAGTTAGACCACTGACAGGGTAATCGGAAAGGCAGGAATCGAACCTGCGACCTCACATTTACAGTGCGATCTACCACTGAGCTACATTCCGCGCCGCCTTTAACGACCAGTTGACAGTGCAACTGAGTTGATTTTCACCAGAAGGCCCTCAGTATGCTTTTTAGGTTCGTCAACCTTTAGGATTTTTACAGCAATAACCTTTTTAGTATCATGATGTTGTGACTCAGCCAAATCATAGACCGCCTGCAAACAAACAGCATAATTTTAACCGAATCAAAGCGGAACGCCCGGAATCGAACCGGAACCCAGGGCGCGACCCTGTCAGTCTACCATTAACGTACATTCCACATAACCCGGATTCCCGGGTTAGCAAGGTATTTATCGTGTTATGCCTGCCACTATCCGACTTCCACGGAGATGTTGTTTTATTCATGAGGAGGTGTTACCAGTCAGTCAAACTGACTAATGAATATGTCGGAAATTGCATCCGCTTTTCAACCTCCAGATTCCGCTCAAATCTGTTTCTATTAAGGACATATTCACAAAGAAAGGAGGACATGAAACGAAAAAGAAAGCAAAAACTTCTAATCAGCAAGCCCTACAAGGTTCACCATGCCTTGCAAGATTATAGTATCACATTTTTTTTAAAAAGTTGTCCCCACATTTGCAAGAGTCAAAGCATACTTCTCAGTTTTTCAACGTATCTTTTAACAAGATCACGCTCTTCCCGGCACTCTGCATCCTTGGACATATCGCTCATTTCTGTAGTAAGTTCGTCAAGATGTTCTTCCAGAGCGGCAAGCATCTTCCTCTTGCAGTCCTCAGACTTTCCAGAACGATAATTCTGTTTCTGTGTCATATAGTCACTGTAAGTGTCTCGTCCATCAGATCGGCTATAATTTCCTCTTCCGGTTCCGTAGTCGCGACTTTCATCACCGTAAGAGGTGCCACGATCATAATCTGGGTACATCATTCTTCCATCACTGCGGCTGTATCTCCCCATGCCGCCACGTTTTCTTCCGCGCTCGCTGTAATCGTCATTGTATCCGCTACGCATTTCATCAAGGACGGCGTTGTAATACTCCACCTTTTTGTCCCAGTACTGCGTATTTTTTATATCTTTGTACATATCAATCAACTTGTATGTCATTTCCAAGTTTCCAGTGGTCAGCCCACTATCTGCGATTTTGGACAGTTCGTCTTCAATTCTTGCACATAAGTCTTTAATATCTCTCATAACTGCACCTCCTACGCTTCTCTAGTCACGACAATATTTGCGTTCGCAACAGAAACAGCCTGATCGCTTGTGTTCTCTACTGCAACATTAACGCAACATCCACGAGGTACATCAATATAGATGCCAGAGGACACATTATTGTACTGGTCTACTGCTGCCGGTGTGGAAATCATCTGAGAAGAAAGAACCGGCTCACCAGAGATTGCAATAGCCAGAGAAATAGCTCCGACAGTACCGCCTGTTGGAATTGCGATATTACCAGAAAAATCCACAAAGAATCTCGCTTTGCACTGATTAGTCAGTCCTCTTAGAGTTATAATTCCACTTCCCTCTCTGTGCTGAATACAGTTAGAACCTTTGACTGCTGTGTTTGAAAATACTACGTTTCCATTTGCTGCTACAGTCTGAGCAGCTACATTTGTAAATTCTGCCATAAAAATACTCCTTTCATAATATCACAAAAGGGCAGTTCTCAGCCTGCCCCTCTGTGTAATACGGCATAAGCCGACATCCGAATCAATCGAAAGATACTCTCGATATGAAGTTGTTAACAATTACATCCGGTGTTGCATCCGCATCCGTAATATGTGTTCGGGTTCGGTACCTGGTAAGCCGGAATCGGTGCTGGATTAATCGCATTAATGAGCTGCTGTGTCTGAGAAGCCATTGCAGTTGTGAGAAGCGCACTCTGGCGATCCTGAGAAGCGGCACGTCTGAGGTCATTGTTTTCAGCCTGAAGGTTAGAAATCTTTTCATTGCAGAGATAGTCAAGAATCGCTCTTGTTCCAGCGTTCTGGCTGTCAATGATATCTCTTGTGTTGCTGTTCATGGTGTTCTGGAGTGCACAGGTATTCTGAGCCATGTTGTAATTCACGCCCTGGATTGCTTCTCTGGTTTCGCAGCAGCAGTTTGCAAGCTGCGCCTGGAGTGCATTGGTATTCTGCATATTCGCTACAGTGTCAGCATTAATAGCCTGCTGAATGCCAAAGCCGGTCTGCATAATGTTTGTGTTGATTCCGTTAAATCCGGTAAGCATACCGTTGTTCACTGCATAGAATCCATCACAGAGACCGTTGTTGATTCCGTCAAGTTTGCTGATTACTGCAGAATTGTCAAATCCTCTCTGAATATCCGCCTGAGTAGCTGCTGTGGCTACATATCCGCCGCCGTTTCCATTGTTGCCCCAGCCGTTGTTTCCCCATCCGAAGAAAGCAAAAATGAATAAAACAATAATCCACCAGCTACCATCTCCACCAAACATGCCGTCATTATTTCTACCGTTTCCAGTAGCAGCGGCAATATCTGCTAAGCTATAATTTCCATCCATAATATAATCTCCTTTTTGTGTATTTACATCAATCTGGCCAGATTGTAATGTACTATTTCATTCCTTTCAACATGTGTTGAAACTGCCCTGCCATCTGTTGGACCTGATTAAGTTGCTGCTGAGAAATCCGTCCAGACTGCAGCATCTTCTCAACTTCTGCTTTCGGGTCCCCCTTAAAATTCTGCCTAAACTGCATAAACTGCTGTATCATCTGCATTGGTCCGTTTCCCTGCGGCATCCCGCCGCCAAGTACGTTAAATAATGGATTACTCATCTGCATTTCCTCCCTTGGTCGCTGATTCCTGTACGGTATTAGCCCTAACAGGTTCAGAAAATGAATTTAATCGACTTGCTATAGCGTCACATTTGGCTTTTAAATCATCGTATTCCTGTCTGGTGACATATTTATTATCCATGTTCTGAGCAGGCTGTTTATGTGGCATCTGAGTGCCTACCTCGTGATACTCAAACGTCCGTAATGGCTGCGGCATACCAGAAACGTCTGTAGATTTTATGTAGAACTTTTCGCTCTCACTGTCCATCAGTAAAACGCTTGTTCCGGGCGCTACCAGATAGGATTTTGCGCCGACTTCGCCGGATACCCACAGGATACCGCTATTATTCTGTTGGGGTTGCTGTACTGGTTGAGCCGGCATCTGGACAGGCTGTTGCTGGAACTGGTTCATCTGCCCAGGAACGCCAAAACTATATTGATAAGGATTGTTATATAATGCCATCTTATGCACCGCCTTTCTGATTATATTTTTGCATAAAAAAAGAACCGGAAACAGTTCGTTTCTGGCTCTAATTAGTGTCCAAAAAGTATCAGCACACTTTGATTATTTTATTATTCACCCGGCGGCTTAATCGTTTCGCCGTGGATATACTCACGTTCATCTGTTCAGCGCAGTATTCAAGAGTGTATTCCTTACATCTCAACCGGAACAATCTTTCTTCATCCGGTGTGAAATTACACTCTATCAAGAACCTGTCTATATCTTTCTTAGTGAACACATATAATTTCATGAGCATACCTCTTATTAATGCAATTAACGCTGATTCTGTGCAAGATAATTTGTAAGCTTCTGTTTTGTTTTTTTTAATTCCTCGACGTTGTCCCCGTTGATCTGACTGTCTAGCATGGTTGACAAGACCTCCAGGATAAGGGAATCTCTCTCAGCTATTCTCTTTAACGTTTCAAAATCTCTTTTATCATGGTCTTCCAGGATTTCCACTCGTTTATTAAGCCTGAATGCCGGAGCAATCCATTTAAAAATAACAGCTGTTGCCCCTCCAACAATTGATACCCCTCCACAAATTGAAAGAAAAAATTGGATAAATTCCTGTATGCTCATTTTTGTAAGCTCCTTTCCCAGTAATATACCGGGACCTCATTACCGCTATCCCATGTATCATAATATTTGCCGTCTTGTACCGTCACCACATGGCCGTCTATGCAGAGAATGTACGTGCCGTTCGGATGATCTGCGCAGAAATCATTGACTGTATAAATATACCTCTCTGACTGTTCCACAAGCTTTCTGTGATATCCATGCCTTGCCAAATATGATCCCCATACATAATTAGCGCTTGGCATATCTGATAGCGAGCAAGCATATACCATTAATCCTGTAAATACCGTTTCCCAATCCAGTTCTAATGCCTTGCATATCGCCCGGACAGCACAGTCACCTACACGATTCCCGGCTGGATTCGGATTAAAATATACCCATCTTTCCATATCTACCTCACTTTGCTCTCATAAATCTTTTTGCTCCTGCATTTGCCCTGGACTGCTGCTTATATCCAAAGTCTGCTACCTTGTTACGGTAATATTGTGCTGCAAGATTGTTTTCCTCGCAGAATTTATTATACTCCTTATTCTGTTCAGTCAGTTTAAAAGCCATTCGATCATATTCCGATCTTAGTTTTTCTTTTTCAGATTCTGGTACATCGTCTGAGTTGATTTCTTCGTTTTTCATTATCAGCCGGCGTTTAGTCGCTCTGATTGAACGTTCCATTGCTCGTTGTTTCTGGGTATCTTCGTAGATTTTCTTATTCTCTTCAGAATCAATCTTGTGCTCGTCCTCCCAGGGATTCCTCAGTCCTTTCGCCCATGGCTGGTGACTGTGGCGGCAATTGTAACCATGAAGACCATGTAGATCCCGAACAGTCCCCTGTCCAGTGTTCGGATTGATATCGTAGCCGGTACTATCAAAAAGATTAGGATACCCCGGTTCTGATCCAACTATTGAGTAAGGCTTTCCTTGCCAGGACGAATGATCTCCGCAAGGAGGCTGTCCTTTCTGTGCTGTTCTGGCTCCCAGATGGGCTGATACAAGGACATAATTTGTCTTTGCCTGTGCAATGTACTGATTCGTTACCTGTGCCGCCGTTTGATTCATACTTGTTACCACGCAACACCTCACAGATGCTTCAAGGGTTCTTTTTGCACCGCTTGTTGGATAATCCACCATGATTCCTTTTTGTGCATAATTGTCCAACACATCACAAATTGCAGTGGTGTAGGATTGCACACCGGAAGCAACACGGATTTCGGCTTTGTCCAGCAGATTAATTAGATCACGTTGAGATTGATTTATGGTTGTCCTGCTCAGGTTGCTAAGCTCTCCCAATGTCTTTTTAAACTCTGCATCCATCACCGCTATCACTTCTGTATTCTCCAATGGTGGACTTATATTCTCATCAATCCCTAAAAGGATATCTTTATCATTGTCCCAGGAAGTCATCACGGCATTTCGCAGAATCCGTCTAAGCTCTGGCTGTGTCATTTTTGTAAGCTTCTGCAGTTTCTGTTCAATGGCAACTCTGCTTTCTCCCATTTGCGTGAGCTTCCAAATGAGCCGATCAGCTGTGGCGGTCATACCGCCAGTCTGGAGAATACGCCTGGAAATGTCCGTCATTATAAAATCTTCTAGTTCTTGATAAATTGCAAGGATCTTTTTTTCTTTTCCGTGGAAATACTCTGGAGGAAGCATTATTTACCACCTGCCGTTTCTTTTACAAGCCTCACCCAATCAGATAGATGTTCCTGCTTAGCACGCTCAAACCAATGGTCAGACGTCCCTGGTGTATGATATTGTAATCTTCTTCCTGTGGGTGATTTTTTAGGTGGAGATGTCCATCCAATAATATTGCCTTGTGCATCCTTGAGCGTAATATTCGGCCCGTATACCTCACCCATGTACAGATAATGAGCGTAAGGAGTATTATATTCAATCTCTCCGCCATCAATTCCCTGTGGATATCTTACGCTACTTCTCAATGCTCCTTGCTGGAAAGGTACATAAGGCTCGCAGTCCGCTACAATCCGCATATTCAGTTTCATTTGAGCTTCTTTCAAATTGCCATCAATCCGCTTTGTATCGAATTTGATATGTACATTTCCAACATGATTATTAATCTTCATAGGCTATTCATCCCCAAATAATCCACTTGCTTTGTTTTCCTTATTCGCTTCTTCTGCGAGAGCTTTCGCGTCTTCTTCGCTAAATCCTTCAAATTTTACCAGATAGTACCAGAACGGAATCTTGCCAGTGGTCACATACTGCCACCATCTTGCACGGTCGTTTTCACGCACATACAGAATATCGCCAAAGTCATAATTTACTTTATAGGCTCCAACAGGTGCAAGTCCGTACAGATCAGCGTAAACGTTCAATGCGTAAATAACTTCGTCCAGACAGGATTCCAGTTTGTCACGCACATCTTTAATGAACTGCACTGTCCTCTGCTGTTCCGCTTCTACTCCTGTAGCTGTCTGAATGCCGCTAGATTCGTTAAAAACAAAGTACCCGTTAGAGAATCCAATCTTATATCCCAACTGGCTTAAAAGGGCATTTATGCCGCTTATACGGGTATCTGTGTTGAGAATTGGATTGATTTCCTGGTAAAACTCTTTTTCATCCTGTCCGAATACATTTTTCACATAATCCGGCAAGCTCATTTCTTTGCATCTGTGCTCCATGGCCTGCGGTGTCATAGCTGCTACTGGTGATCCACTCGGCATCAACAATCTGTCATCTGCTAGAACAGTCCGCTTAGAATCAAGGATTTCTTTTGCATTTCTGCTGTATGCAATGTCCAGGTCTTTTAATTCTTCTATAGCTTCCGCAAATATCGGAAGTCCCAGTGGCGTGCTAATATCCACATTGTTAGCCTGCGGTGTCCGCAGTACTCCGTACAATGGTCCGTCCAGTTTCTCACCGTTTACTTTGAGAATCGGCGGTGTATCTGCCATAAGATCAGCCCACTTGGTTTGTTTGAGGTCAATCTTGTCTCCGATGCTTTGAGGAGATTTTGATACATAAGCTCTGTTTGAAACATAATACGGATAGGTTGTCACTCCGTCCACGGTGGTCTCGACAAATCTATGATATTCGAGCCTTGTGTAGTATTTTCTTCCGACAGTATAAGAATCCTTGAATATAATCCCTTTAATCTCTTGATTGTCGTAATCTACAATCATCACGTCTGCTGGAGTAAATATGTCAAGGCTCTCACCGTTTGGCTTGATAAAAACTGTTCCGTAAGCACATCCATATTCTACCCAGTGCCGGATTTGGAAATATACTTTATCTATCTGTTCCTGTAACCATGCCGCCCTTGCAGAGCCGTCTATCTGAATGCCAATCGCCAATGTTGCAAGCCGTGCTGTTTCTGAGCAAACAGATTTAGCAAAATTAATCGTCTTGATGTTATTTTTATCATCTAACCAGTATGGAACGCCTCGATATATGTTTGCACATTTATTAATCAACGATTCCATCTCTGGGAACTCTGCTGCCTGGATATTAAAGTCCTCTTCGGCTTGTTTTTTGAAAATCATGTTAAACCACCTTTTTAGTGTTGTTATAAGTCCCATTTAGTCACCTGTCGCTATCTTCTTTCCGCACATCGGACAATAATTAAGGTCAAACGGTCTGGAAGTAATGCTTCCTTTTCGGTCTTTCATGTACATATACAACATACAGCCGTATATATATTTGTTCTTCTTGTATTCTGGATTATCATGGCATTCTTTCCAAGAAGCTAATTCATCACAAAATTTACACATTATGCACTATGCCCCCTTCTCATCGACAATGGACTTGTCGCATACCTGAGAGAATCTATCCAGTGATCGTTGCCATCTGGATAATCTGCAATCACTTCTCCATTGCTATCTACTTCATGTTCATAATTGATAATTTCCTTGTATGCTCTAGGCGTTCGTGCCGGATCAATGACTAATGTTCGGCACTGTAACCACTCAAAAGTATATTTGCGGCTTCCCGGTGTAACAATGGCCCTACGTGCTGGAAGCCCTGCATCTCGGAAGTCAATAATGCTTTCTTCTTCATCAACTCCGCAAGATATTGAATAATCATCATATCCTTTTTTCTTTATCTGGTTAGCCATTTCCTTGTTTCTTATCTTGGAGCCTCCAAGTTCGTCTAATAAAAAAACTTTTTCCTGATTAGGAACATAAGCTACACGGAGAAATGCTTTAGGATCTGGATACCACCCCCAGTCCTGTCCCTGGTAGATACTTTGAAAGCTCTGAATCTCTTCATCTGTAATTTTTCGAATTTCTAACAGTTCGAAAATATTTGTTCCAAGTCCAACAGGAAGACCGAGATATTCATGGTCGTAAGCTCTCTGATTTGTTTTCTTCAGATGCTCTGCATCATCAATAAATTGCTGACCAAGCCATTCAACAGGAACTGATCTATAATCGCTCTTGTGTCTGTAGCTGTCAACTCTCGGTTCCTCCACATACACGTTCGCCCAGTTGCTCCGGCTGATCGGTGGATTAAATGTCTTAAATACTTCAAATTTGCTTCCACCACGAAGTACAGACTGTTGAACTGTACGGATTTCTTCAATTCCGGCAAACTCATCAAGCTCCTCAAACCAAAGGTACTTGAAATATCCTTTTTTTACTTTTATGGACTTTGTTTTCTTAGCTTTATCCAGTCCTCTGAATATGATCTTTTGTCCTGTTGGCTTATACACATATTGCATAGGACTTAAACTGTCAGCCCATAAATCACTTGCTCCAAGCGCATCAATTCCCCATGCGATCTGTTCATACACAGATTCTCTGAGCGTATTACCGACTTTCCGAAAGATTACAGCATTTGACATTAAGCCATTCTCTGCATCCTGCATCATCTGAAACGGAATCATGCCGCCTACAAAAGATGATTTTGTGGATCCACGTCCACCGTACAAATCATAGTAAGTGTGTTTACCATCTAAAATATCCCAAAACACATTGTAAAATGCTGGTGCCACAATCTCATTCAGTTTGATAGCGTTACTTTCCATCCTGTTTCTCCAGTCTTGGAATATTGTTCACAATCGTAATCTTTCCGTCTCCGAAATCATCATTTTTCTTGTCAGCGTCCCAACCCTTGAAGTTGTTTCTAAGGCTAAACTGAGCACCATTGGAACCGTCACGATCAAACAATCTTTCCTCTGCGTACTGCTCTACCATACTCTTCGCGCGCGTTATCGTGTTACAAAATTCCTCTTTTCCTTGATATCTTAATAAATCCAATCTACTTGTAAATCCTAATGCAAGAGCTAAACCAGTTACTGTTGGAGGCTTTCGATTAATAACCACCGGATTTCCAAATTTATTCAATACAGTTTTTCCATTATCATCTTTTAATATTTCACCTTCACATTCTTTGAAATATGTGTCAATTTTTTCTTCAATTTCGTTCACCGTCTTATATATTGGTGGTCTTCCTACCTGTTTTCCCACGTTCTCACCTCCAAACAAAAATTCTGCCACATACGGTACATAGCTATAGATATATACTATATTACCATACATGGCAGAAAAATTTGTCCCCACATTTTAATATTAATTGTATTATTATATTTCTCTTAGTTTTCTTAACGTATCATAAAACATAGCCATTGCCTTGCGCTTGTATGCGTAGAAATCGTCTCGCTTTGCCGGTATGTACTTTGTCTTCATAATACGGTCATAGGATTTGTTTGTTACAATAGATTCGTACACCAGAAGCTCAATCCCTGGAGGACAAGAACTTATGCAGCAGTGTAAAATATCATGTCTCTGCTCTGGTGTAGCTTTCTGGCATATATCCTTTAAACGATTAATGTCTTCTGGATATACGCCAAAATCAACAAGTGATTTTTGCCTGGTTCGCATATCATCACCGCCTTTTTATTTCTATTTACGCTTGCCACCAAAATGTGCAACTAAGAAAATAGTGCCAAATGATCCGAATATTATTCCAAATGTAAATGCTATTAAACTATCAATCATTCTTCTTCATCTCCTCCAACTTCTTTTTAGCTTCTTCACGAGAAAAATAAACCTTTGCTTCTTGCTTCTTTTCTAAAACTCCGTTAATAATTTGTAAATGAAAGCCTTTTTTATCAATATGAAAAGCATCCACTTTGCGTTCTACGATTCTAAGAGGTTTTCCTACAATATCATACATTGTATCTCCAACCTTACACGGTAATCTCACAAGCAAGCCCTGCTCTTCCAAGTCTTCATAGTCAGCAAGTTTTTTAAACACTTGTTGGATATAGCAATTCTTGCATCCATCTACTTCGTTTTTACAAAATGCTTCGCAAGTTTTATTCCCAACGCCAATGATATATGTGCATTCATCGTCTGAATAATCTGTTAATCTCTCCATCTACTTCACCTCTTTTACTTCTTGATATATAATTGCCATATTGAAATCACTTCTAATGAACCTTAATGTCAGTTTATGATTTACAGCATTTCCAAGTTGATCGTAAATCCAGTACATATCCTCTTGGTCAAAGTTTGTACCCAGATATCTGTTAAGACTCGATATCAGTTGTTCTCTCCATTCATTGTTCATTTTAGGTGAACTGTATGGTTTTCCTTTTGCCATTAACCTTGAACACCATTCAAGTAGCTTGCAGATAATATCTTCTTTATCGGTGCAATTCTTTGCTGTAAAATATACATTTTCTTTTTTGGAAAGAATTATTTCTCCAAATCTGTTTATGTAGCTCCCTGGGAAACATTCCATAAGATTAAAAATTTCATCAGTCATCTATTTCACCTCTTTCAATTTCTCCACCGCCTTTCACAATTTCATCAATTATTGCATCTCCTTCTATGCAATATTTTTCAAATAAATAATTCTCTAATTGCTCTACAACCTTGTCCACATCAAAAGCTGTCGGCTGCTGCTTGACGCATTTTATTGCTTTCACATAACCTGTATACATTGAATTAAACAAATGAAGGACTTCTTTATTCATCTGTTTTTCTAATAACTCAGCATCGATTAGTTTCATATTCCTCACACTCCTCCGCATATTCATAACTGTCCATATCATCACATCTGCACTGGCAGGAATCCTGTTTCGTACAGCAGATGCAGCATTCTGTTTCAGCGTCCGGGCAGTCTAATTTAAAATATCCCATTAATCCAGTCTCCCTCTTTCTCGAAGTAAATGTATCTACTGTTTTTCTTGACCGGCTTTGATGTATCAATACAATACTTTATCTCGAGTAAAGCCTGCCAAGATTTAAACTCTTTTAGCGTGACCTTGAATCTGGTGTAGGCCTTCCCGCCCTTTTTGAAAATTGACATTTCCATGTTCAATCCTCCTTATATAGTTCTGGAAGTGGCATCCAGGCATTGACAAACAAATTAAGTTCAAGAAAACTTTCGTCCTGATCTCCGACTCTGAATGTGCCTCCACCTTCATCATCAACCGTATATCTTCCGATTGCCGGAATATCGCAGTTATCAAGTAATATAGCAATATATTTGTCCGGGTCTGGCATCCTCTCACCGACCGGAATCCAACCATTTTCTTTCTCGTCCTGTTCCAGATCATCTTTAAGCTGCTCAAGCATTTCCAGAACATCCGCAACATAAAGTCCATCGTACTTACCGTACTTTGAATACTCATCTTTGTACTGCTTTAATCTGTCTCTGACATGATTCATGCAACCACCTCCGAATCCTCTGGTATCTGATAATCAATATGTCCGTTTACATAGGCTTCCTGAATCATATCCAGTACTTTCATGGCTTTTGCTTTATTCGAATATTCTCCTAGCAGATAACTGCATCCGGTTATGTATGATGTTATAATTGTTTTTATAGGCCCTTCCGCAATTTCAGTGCCTGCCATAGAATTGAGATCAATCAATACTTCTCTATTCTGACTTCTGATTAACATTTTGCGTCCTCCTTGTCTTTCTCACAGAATCCCCTGTGTTCATGCACTGAACACTTAATTACAGCATTACTGTATTTCATGTATGTGAGTTTTTCTCCTGTCAATTCGCATTTGTGTTTTCTTGTGTTCAGATGTTCGCAGGTTCCGTCACAGTAGCTCATTTTTCGTCCTCCTTCTAATTCTCAATCTCATTGCAGTTAGGCTCATAAGGTTTTGGGTATACAGTATATCCGCCCTTCGGACATTTGATTTCCGGCGGATAGTATTCAACCCATTCCATGTTTCCGCCACATTTTCTGCAACGAATGTATCTCTCTACTTTCTTTGGCTTGATTTTAAAAAAATGAAGTGTAATTATTCTTTCTCATTTCTACCCTCACTTTCCCCATGTAAGCAACTGACACGCTATTGTGCAGTCCTCCATGATTTCTGTATTTATGTTTCCTCAATATTCAATAAAATCAGACAATTCCATCTGACCAACTACATTGTTGTCTTGCATCCACCATAGATAGACTTCTTCGCCTGTCTCCCATTGGGCTTCTAGTCCCTTTTCTTTTCGAACATCTAGCATTCTCCCAAACGCCCTAATATAAGACTGCTTGTATTTGGGAAAATCTGCAAATTCTTTATATCTCTTACTTCCAGCCATTGGACAGCCAATACAACCAACTCTGTCGTATCCACATTTGTACAGCTCACAAGTTTCTATATGTTCTGAATTAATAAACTCCCATATATCAGAATTTCCCCAGTCAATGATGGGATTGACAACCATTTTGTTTTTCTGCATACAAAGTTCGTTCATTCTGCGATTGGCGTCATTGTCGTTCATTAGCATAATTGATGTGAATTTTTCTTTAGTTGCCTTTGTCGCACCAATTTTTTCAAATTCTTCTCTTTCTTTTCTCTGCCTGCTTTCGGCCCATCTCACGCCAGTAGCAATATATCTATTTGCACACCCTGTTTCTTTAAGGACTTGACAGCAGTAGCGAACTTGTCTTGTTGGTGGCATAAGTTTTAATGGAATTAATTTCCACATCGTAATATGCTCACCTTTATACTTCGGCATTTCTATTTCGCATTTAATTCCTTTTTCTTCCAGACTTTTAAATACCTTTCGTATGTGCCGTACAGTTTGCGGTGCATCTGCCGTGGTGTGACTATTGTGTACTTCAAATGGTATGCCCGCCCTACGAAAGAGTTCTAACATTACGTCAGAATCTTTCCCTCCGGAATATGTACATACAAGTGGCTTTCCATAATGTTTCAACGAGAGATCAGATGCAAGTCGAATTCTTTCAATTGCTTTTTGCTCTAAATCCATTTATTTCTCCTATCCGAATGCTACCTGTCCGTTATTCTGCATGTCTTTTTATTTCTCCTGAAAAGCTTAATTCAATTCCCAGTTCTTCCTTGATAGCCTGCACATAATCAATCCATTCAGCCAAGCCCTGGTCGATATAGTCCGAAGCTTTGTCCATGCCTGCCATGAACTTCTGGCATCTTTTCTGACCGAATCCAAATTCATCATGCAGGACAGCTATTGCCATGATCACGCAGCATTCAGATACAATCTGTTTGATCTTCTCAGATGCTTTGTCCAGGTCCTTTCTTGCCAGGGAAGTATGTATTCCTGTTACTCCTCTGAATCTGCATTCCTTTTCGAGGGCTTCAAGGCCGCCCTCTCTGGTGATTCGTCTAGCAAGGTCAAGATCATCTTCCCTGCCACGTTCATACTCTCTCATTTTATTCATTTCTTCACCTTTCCGAATCCGTACCCAACTGGAGTATATGCTCTGTCGGTACTAGGGTGGTTTGTTCTGAGCAGGTCATCATCAATCAACTGATTGACATGTTTCCAGACCGTAGCTCTCCCGGCATCTACCTTTTCAGAAATCTCTGTAATTGACGGTGCATATCCAACCAATTTGATATAACTGACGATATACATATAGATTTCTTTTCTAAGTGCCTGTCCCTGCTCGTATCTATTCTTCGTGTTGTACATTCTTTACACCTTTTATCTCTTTTGTCTTTCTAAACATCTTGTCTAAATAGTCTGAATAAGCCAATAACATGTGGTCTACAAAGCCATTGTTATTATATTTTTTAGAAACAATATGAATCTGTTCAATAGCCAGCTTCCAGTATTCGTCATTTTCTTCAATTCCGGCGGTCTGGAGAACAAGCGCCGGGAAGTCGATTTGAAGAAATTTAATTGTATTTGGAATCTGTTCATGCGTGACTCTCATTTATACACCTTCTTCCACACAAAAGCTCTGCTCCAACATTTTTTCATTCTCTTTGCTAAAAGCCTTTATATAACTCTGTTTGATTGGTCTGATAAAATGTATGCCTCCTGCTGTTTTTGCTCGTGATACAGCCACATAGAACTGTCCAGGATCCCAACAGCAAGGGTCAATGTTAATTTTCTCAAAAGTCTGTCCCTGTGATTTATGAATACTGATAGCCCAGGCGAGTTTTACTGGAAACTGAGAGAAAGAACCAACTTTCTTACGGACTATCTTTTCTTTTACGATCTTCTGTCCATCTTTTTTCTGTTCAGTTTCCTCAATGACCTGTTTTTCAATGTCTTTACTGTATCTGTACAAGTTAACTGTTTTGCCCTTATCAGTCTTGATAACCAGATAGGATTCTTCAAATTCTCCGTTATCCACAATTTTCTGGATAATGCCGATTGTTCCGTTTACGTAATTTCCAGACAGATCATTGATTGTAATCATCACTTTTGCACCGATGTTAAGAATTAAGTCCTCTCTGGCAAATGCAATGTTCTTAATATCAGCAGACGTTAATTCTCCGTCAACTGCTGCATGAAACACTTTTTCGGTCTTTTTATCCAGTTTTCCGAGAAAAGTATTATTAATCCGATCAGCTTCAGCATTTGTTCCGACCAGAAACGGTGCTTCTGGTATAACCTTGTCTGATTCGTTATTTTCCAGATATGCAATGGATTTTCTAATATTGTTGCCATATTTAATGTCATTCAGCACATACTTAAATCCCTCATCATTCTGCCTGCATACCTCATCGAGTTTGATATATTCAAATCCCATTTCTTTCCAGTATTCAGACATGAAAGCATATCCGTGTTCGTACTTTCCGCCCTTTCCGTAATCAGATCCATACATCCGGCAGAGGATTTTACGATCATCTGTTGTGATAACTGGTGGAAGTTGGTAAAAATCCCCGATTACGATCAGTTGAGCGTCTTCTTTATCCTCTCCACTTAGAAGCCTGTCAACCGCTCTCTCTTCATTCTCCGTGATGATCGTCTTCGCAATCATATTAAACAGGTCGAACCGGCACATGCTGATTTCATCAATAATAAGGATATCCGCTTCCTCCAACAGTTCAGCTCTGGATTTCACTTTTTTCTTGTAGTCCTCAAATTTGATTGAGATGTTCAGTGCTCTATGTACAGTAGTTGCCCCATATCCAATATTGTCTGCTGCTATCCCAGTAGTGGCAGATACCAGAACACTTTTACCAGCTTTTTCCGCCTCATCAATAAACGTTTGGATAACCGTTGTTTTACCTGTTCCTGCATCTCCTGTAAGGAAAACATTACTACCAGACAACATTGTGTCCAATGCGTACCGCTGTTTTTTATTAAGCTTCTCTTTTTCCATTTTTGTAACCACTCCTTATGCCTTAGTAACCAATTGTAACAATCTGAATTTTCATGCAATTTAATTTTATTTTTTAATTTGTATAATCATTTTATTTTTGTAACCAATGTGTAACCAACTTTTCAATCACCTTGGTTACACCGCAAACCCTTATTTTATGCGGGTTTCAGAGTTATGTAACCGTGTAACCAATGTAACCAAGGTTTTCCTATAGGAGATTGCAATGTATATATGATTTTTTTATATATTTTTTTATTCCCTATACACATGTTTTTCCGCGGGTTACATGGTTACATGGTTACAAATCACGAAAACGGAACACTTGTTCCAGTATTGGCAGGTATAAAATCAGCTTCAACATGCTCATTTTCCTGTTCGTCTTCAAGATCTTTTATATCAATAATCTTTACAGCAACAAGTCTCATTACGCTTCCCCCATCTCTTTTTATTACCGTATCCCTCTTCCCTGTATGCTTAATTAATTCTCGATTAATCGCCCATGCTGAAAAAGCTTTTCTGGAAAACCCATTGTTTTTCAGAAGATTTTCAAGAGGTTTTGGATAAAAATACACATATACGTCTCCATACTCATCTGGTGTTTCCTTAAATCCCCACTGATCGCAACTGAATTGCGCATCAAAGTGCTGCCCGTACACAGAAAGACTTTCGATGATAAATTCATAGCATCTCTGTCCTTCCGATACGTCTTTCTTGCGTGTAGGTATGTCCACAACATCCTCGACTGTCAGCTCACGTCCATCCTTAAATATGAAATCTGTAGCTAATTTGTCAGCCAGTAGGAGCGTGGATATAGCCATGACCTGTTTTGCCGGAAAATTATATCCATCAAAGCCCTTTTCAATCTCAGACTTCATTTCTTTTAACTCATCCGGTGTAAATTTTTTAAGATTTCCAACAAATACTCTTCCAGCAAAACCATAATTTTTCATTACAGTGCTGTTAATCTCTGCCGGATTCTCGTAAATATCCTCGCAACACTCAATTTCAATAATTCTGTTGATTGCTCCACCGGAATCTGCAAATTCTGAAATAGGATTCTCGCCGTTGCAAATGGTTACATTACTCCATGTATTCTCCTTAGCTGCTCCGAGGTCCTTATTTGATCTTCCTTTCCCTTTACCGGAACAGAGATTGTAAATCAATGTTTCGTAGTTGTCCCGAATATATTGAGAAGCGTTCTTGGAGTCATCGAGGATCATCGGAAAGTTATTAAGCATGTCTGCCCTTGTCTCCAATGACGTATCTGTTGACCGGAAATTCCCAACGTAGGATCCTGGCGACGGGTTTCCCCAGATAGATGCAGCTATGTTGATCGTTACTGTCTTGCCGCCGCCCGTCTGCCCGTAGAAGTCTACGATGAACGGCAGTGCGTCAAGCGGCTGCACAAGCACACTTGCAAAAGATGCCGCCAATGCTATTCGTGGTTCTAATCGTCCGCACGACCGTAACTGTTTGGCCAGAGTCACCCACTTGAAGTAGTCTCCACTTTCCTGTATACTCTGAAATAGTGTTTTAAAGCGGTATTCGCCGTCAAAGACGATTGAAAGGTCGTAAGGTACAAATACATTGCCATGCCACCCTAACTTGCTCGTAGAGTGCTGTATGTCGATCATATCGGCATTGTACATTTCAACGTCCGCCAGATACTTCACAAGAAGCCTTGCATTCTCCGAGTTGACCTGCACACCGAACCTTGCAAGATTAGTTATCGCCCTGGAAGTCACAATGTCGATTTTTGGAACAGTTATTTCTGTCCAGTATCCATCTCTTTTGAAAGCCACTGTGATCTGTTCTTCGCCTGTTTCAATATTTTTCAGTCGACGTATCGGCATGATTGGATGGTGGCATACAAGTTCTCTCGCCTTGGATGTTTCAGAAGAAAATATTCCGTTTTCTGTAGCTATCCAGCTGCCACAAGCCATGTTGGGATATTCTTTTCCAATATCATCCTCATAAAAGTTTGTGATATTTTCAACTAACTGCATAGAACGATTTAATTTTTCTTCTTTTTCCTTTTCCTGCTCTGCTTTTTGAAATTCTTTTATGAATTCCTCGGCTATGCTTTTTGCTCTTACACTCTTCGCCCTGTCCATTAACTTAAATTTAGCTTCCGAACGGTCGATTTTACTTTTTATTGAAAAAAGTTCTTCATACAGTTGCTTCTGCATAAAATCATTTGCTTGCAAATTTTCAATATTTTCAAGAATGCTTCTCACCTCCTGCCTTAGCTGACAATATTTCATATCTGCTTCTTTCTTTTTCAAGGTTGAACTGGCACATATACCACTCTTCTGAACCAGGAGGGAAGGTTTTTAGCGCTGTTTCGTACATAAGTATGTTCTTTTCTACCTGTTCAAGTTCATTAGGATCCTGAGCGGGATTATATTTTTTTGATTTGATATCTCGCACTTCATGTCTAATCTGGTTGCGGCTTTTACCTTTTTTTGATACATAAGTACCGCCCAGCTCAATAAATGCAGTGCTAAAAGGAACGGATTCATATTGCATCACGAAATCAAACACATCGCCACCGGTTCCGCAGCCGAAACAGTAAAAGGAATCATCGTAGATTTTGCAGGACGCTGACTTTTCCTTGTGAAAAGGGCAACATATAAATCCTGCTCTATTCGGCCTTAGCCCGTACCTGGAGAGAATTTCTGGCATTTTTACTGACTGTTTGATTTCTCCCTTAGTCATGACAGCAGCTCCACGATCCGCCGCCCAGTTTCTTCTTTCGTGCAGAATTCAAATCGGACTCCGTATCTATCTCTGATTGTGCAGAGAGATTTATACAACTGGCAGCCATCAACAGCCTTGTCAGAGATTACAGTCTTTACTTTTTTGCCGTTTATCGTCCTCCAGATAACTTTGCGTTTCCTTGGGTTCTCCCAAAAATACACATCGCCAACTGATTTAATATCTGGTCCATGCTCACATAGGATAATCAGCTGAATACCGGCTTCACGTGCCCTGATAAGTTCTGCCTTGAATCTTTCATGTTGTTGACAGACATTTCCACAAAGCTCTTGTAAATCCTTCTTACGGTCAATACAGAGCTTTGCGTTGTCAAGCGACTGATAATCTCCACAATATAACTTTGATCTGAAATACTGTACTCCAATGTCATCAAACTGTTTTTGAATCCGTTCCCATTCCTTTTTGTGTTCACGTGTATCACATTGTACGACCAATCAGATCACATCCTTCTGGTATTTGTATTTTCCAAAGAATTCACTATACTGTTTTATAATCTCCCAACGATTTTCGTAACGATTCCACTTACTATTCTCTCCTACTCCTATTTGCGTTTTTCCGAGGGTTGAACAGGAAGGGATTATTAATACCTTCCGACATGTTTCATCATCATTCAAACAATATAAAAGGAAGATGTCGCAAGTCGGATTTTTCTTTTCAAGGTTGAATGTAAATGCCTTTGAATTGCAATTGTTTGTAAATTCCTTAGATGCTTTTACGTCTATTTTTACACTGTTATCAGTAAGCAAATCATAAGGGTGCCTTGAGCTTGTTTGTACACTATTCAATCCGACATTCTCGTAAATATCTGAAATTGCTTTTATTTCATATTTGTTTCCAAAAGTTGTATCAGAATATTTAAGAGGCAGTCCAAGTTTTTCAGCCCAATATACAGTCCCTTTATGCTTTGCAATCTTGCAAGCAAGGCTTTTGTTTCCAAAAACTTCTATCATTTCGGAATGAGTTGGAAAATGATCTAAATTCAATTTCTCAACAACTATCATGATATTTTCTTTGATAAGATCGTCGTTCCATGGTATTCCATGTGTATATCCCATTAACTCACCTCTATATTAATTGAACGGAAGGACATCATCTGCTACGCTGTCTGGAATGTTCATAAAGTCCGTACCAGCTGGATTTGCTCCCATGATTGCTTCTTCTTTCAGATGATCGTCATACGCTTTTGTGGTACGCTCTTCTGGGATATCTGCGTCTTTGATTCCTTCCACGCTGCGGAACCGTGCAAGCTTGTGACGTTTTACTTCTTTGTTATCGTACCAGTCTTTTTCAAGACGGAAGATTCCACCGATCAGCTTTCCTTTAAACTGCTGCCCGAAGTTATCGCCCCACTTAACGGCAAATCCCGGATTTGATTTTTCTACGCATGTGATAAATGTTTTAAGGTTACGGACACCATAATCTACACCCTCATCAATAACCATGTAATTAGTACCTGCATTCGGATATTTCTTGTCTGGACGGATATCGTTCTCAAACTGTTTCATGAAATAGCCGGCCTGTTCGTCTCCTTCTGCGAAATCAAACAAGATAACGAGCATATCGAGTCCACCCTGTGTTTTTTTCTCTGATATCTGCTTAATTACCATCTTATGACCACCAAGCTTAATTGGTTCAAATTCTCCTGCTGCCTGTGTAGTATCATACGCTGTTGGTTTATTCATCTTTATTCTCTCCTTTTCCTAATTCGTAGTAATCTCTGATAGCTGCATCTACCGCTTTCAAGTCGTTCGGAATTTTCAAATCAAACATTCCTTCCGGACTTTTTGCTGTAGTATATCCATCTGATTGTGTGATAAAATAATGTTCTTGACCCTCTACAGAAGTGAGAAGTACAATATCGAAACAGCCCTCTACTGTAAGATTCTGGTCAAGCATTTTGCCGACTGTTTTAGCCTTAATCTTTCCAGTATTACTGTCCATCTCTGTGTGATGCAAAAAATACACAATTACATCGTCTGGAAGCTTAATATTGATAAAATGAATAAGATTTCGGAAATTCAAAGCCATATCGGTGAATTTTCCATATCCTGTATCTTTTGCCCTGTCAAACATTTCGTTTACAAGAAGATACTGACTATCATCAATCACATATTTTTTTAATTGAGGGTTGCTTAATACCCTTGTTATCTGCTGATAAGTTGCATTTTTGGCGATTTTAAACGCCTTTTTGAACGGAAGTCGGTTCTTTTCTACTGAAAAAATGCCAACTTCTTCTGTGTCAAAATTTTTAATGGAATAAGTTTTTCCACTTCCTGTTTCGCCCAAAATAAGGACCGGAAATCCCATGTTATAACACCTCCTCAAATCTCCACGAATATCCTCCGGCAGTTTCTCTTTTACCATTACAACACTCGGAGATATTACCTATTGAAATTCCACATTTTCTTCCGATTTCAGAAAGACTATTCCAGATTTTGATAACAACACCATCCTTAATCTGCTCCACTTTCTTGTGCTTTTTCGAAGCAGCTTTGTAAGCTCTATTGGAATAATTATTGTTATACTTTCTATCGCACCATTCCAAATTTGTGTAATCAAAATTTGATGGATCAGTATCTTTATGATTAACTTCTGGAAGATTCTTTGGATTCGGCAAGAAAGCCATTGCTACAACTCTATGAACACTCATATTGTATTGCTTACCGTTCTTCCCCATTGTGACAAATGGATAACCGTTTCCTCTATCACAAGACTTTAAAACTCTTCCCTTCACCAGTCTTTTTCCTGTATTGCATTTTACATAGTGATCTGTGCTTCTTATTTCACCATGACAATTCACAATGTAAAGCCCCTCAAACCCGACTACATCTTTCCATAATATTGGTGTTGCCATTGCTATTCCTCCTTGTCATAAACCACATGTTTGCTTCCCTCAATAATCAGCAAGCTTGCAATATCTTTCATTGATAAGGTTGATTCGTTATAGATTTCAACCAGTGCGTTGTATGCTTCCGGTGATACTTTCACAACCGGGTTATCCTTATCGGTTGCCGGCTGCTTCTTCCTTGCCGGAATACGGATTTCAAATTCACTCACTGATACTTTCCTCCTTATATGATTTCTGAGCCGTTAAAATCCCATTTAGAGCCTGTACGTAGCTCGCCAGCGTCCTCGCCTTATACGAACTCTCGATGTAGTTATCAGCTACAAGGGAAAGCTGCTCGTCTATCAGAGCAAGGATTTCATCAATTCTCTCCTGCATCTTTTCTCACCTCGCTAAAGAAACAGTAAACATTGTCAGAACCATCTCCCCGTGCCGGATTCTGCTCGCCATTTGGAAAGATTCCACCAGCGCAATGATACTCAAGATGATTCAGATACATGTCCGGGTTCTCCCAGTCAAGAATGTACGCTTTCCGCCTGTTCAGCTCCTCCAGAAGCTCGTTCACTGTCGTTATCAATTCCATTGTCGGCAAGAGCTTCAATTCCATTTGATTTAGCATTTAACGGGCACCTCCCATCCATTAAGAGTCTAAGAAGATGTGCTTTTGCAAGTTTGCACTGATTGGCTGATTCCTCTTTAAGCAATTCATTATCAAAATAGATTGTATAAACGCCATCCATTTTCTTTCTAGGCTCCCACTTTGAATTCATAATGCAGATAATGCAAGCATGTACATGCGAAGTGATGTCAAACGAAACAAAATAATCTGTTTCGTTCGAAACTCTCCACGCTAATTCAAAAAGCTCTTTGATTTCTTTTTCAAACATTTCCGCTCTCCTTTCTTAAAGTAGTGCTAAATACGTAAACAATGCGAATACAATACCCGCCAGGACTTGCTGCAAGTTCTTCTCCCACATCCACACTGGAAGAAAAGTAAGCAGAATCCCAATAATCGCACTGACTACGATATCCTTTCTGTTTTGTCTAGGTGATTTCATTCTTTTCCCTCCAAAAAGAAAAAGATTACAGACTGTAAGCGATATACCAGAAGATATTAGTAATGATTAACAGCGCGGCAGTCAAAAGCCATGCACTGAACCACTTCTTAGTCTCTCTCTTTGCTTTTTTCACGATTTCGGTAGCCAGCATTGTTTCCAAATCGTTCCATGTAATCTTTTCGTTGTTTGTTGCATTTTTTTTATTTTCCATGTTATTTTTCCTCTCGCTTAATATTGACTTTTTAGCGGATAGAGGATTATAATTTACCTGTATCCACTAAGGTTGGTTTAGTGGCTTACTGCTCCGGGGCGGAGGTGTCGACTCCCTCCGGGGCGCTTATGCCAAATTTGCTTCTTTTCTTCTGTAGTAGTCCAAGATAATTCTTGAACATTCATCGACAATCCTTTGATTGTCCTCAGCTGTGTTGTCTTTGCAGTAATCATCATGTATTCTGATTACCCCAGACCCCATTTTGATTGTTTTGATTACTGCCATCAGTAAACCTCCTTTTTATGCATTCACTATGTTAAGATATGCTGTTTTTCACATTTCTGTTTCTAATTAGAATCTGCTTCTTCACGAGTATATGGAATCTCTTTAAAATCCCGATCTTTTTCATATTTGAAAATACTTCCAATCTCGCATTGGTTATATACTTCCTCAGTTACATAATAAGTAGCTGTGTCATATTCTTTTTCTTCCTCATTGTAATCACGAATATCTATTTCATAAGAATCCGAATAGTAATACACATAAGGCATTACAGTTGTATATGACATCGTTCCATCAGTATGAACTGTAGAGATTAGAACTGTTTCTGTATGCGCAGGAATAAATTCTTTATTGTAAATTTCGCCCTCTTTCAGTTTCTCTTTACAGCCAGAGAGAAAAACAATCCCTGCAACTATCGGAATAATTAATAATTTCTTCTTGATATGCGCTCACTCCTTTCTTGTGATATACTCTCCTGTGAAAGGAGAGATGTTATGGAAATTTCTGGTTCACAAATCAAATTGTTAAAACGTCTTTATAAAACTGATATACTGTTGTCTGATTTTTCCGATTCAGAAAAAGGAGAAATAGAATATCTCGGGAAACGCGGGTTCATTAAATACAGTAAAGAAGATACCGATTCAAGAATCGCACCAACCATTGTCTGCATTCAGTCAGATGGAAAAGCTTTTTATGATTCTTATGTAAGAGACCGCAGACGGTGGTATATCCCTGTTGCTCTGTCCATTGTTGCCATTGTAATTAGCTTATTTGCGCTGTACAAATCTGGACAGGTAATCAATGTTTACATTGACAAAAACAAAATGAATACGGTCACAGCTGAGAACCCTCCAGCAAATGCAGATAACAAATAAGGGAAATTCGGATATCTGTAAATGATTGGTAATCCGTCACCATACTTGCGCAACGCTCTGTGTGCTTGTCTAGCCATTTTCCCATGTGAATAATGAGGGTCACTGTTTATGGAATCCAGAATTTCCCATTTTGTCATGTTGTCATATTTTGACGGTGTTCTGTGGAACATTTGTTTTCACCTCCATCTGCCCTGCCTCGTCAGCACCGGTAGGGCGTTTCCGGTGGACGGTCATTTCTGGCCTCTCTTTTCCTTGTCTCTTAATGCAATTGCGTAGGTTAAAGACATCATTAAATCGGTTTCATCAAGGTCTAACAAAGCAGAAAGTCCATCTTGCAGGAAATCATATTCAGATTCTTCCACACTTTTCTGTTTACTTTTCTCCTCTGCCACACCGAGCATATATCCGAGGTCAAAATCATCAATATATTTAAGTAATGGAATCAATTTAAAGATAACTTTCTGCTTTTCACTGATAGAAAGTGGTTTTTTAGGTATTGGATTTACAAGCTCCATAGTTTTCTGCTCATCAGCTCTTTTCTTTAATTCAGAAACAGCAATGTCGAAAGAAATATTAAAATATTCTCTTCCAAGTGCATTCGGAACCCTGTCTTCGCAAAACATCATGTGCATTTCATGCTCTAATTTGAAAGCATTTTTAAGTTCATCCGTTGAAAAGATTCGATTTACTTTGTATGGAATCTGTGTTGCCCTCTGTTCGACATTTCCAGATACGCCGATTTTTACGAAATCACCACAATCCATGACATATACTTTACGTTTCAATTATTTTTCCCTTTCTTTGTTTCGTTTTTTGGATTTTGTGTTATACTCTCCTTTGGAAAGGAGGTGTAATAATGACGGATAATGAAAAACGCGCACATGATTTAGCCATTGCAGTTTGCACTGATGTTTGCCATTTAAAACGTCAATCTCAAGTTGATGCTGGCAAAACTCATGTAACCGTCGATTATTTCGAAGAATACATAAATGCTTATGAATCCGCATTAGAAGCATTCAACGAAAAATATCCATCTGGCAAATAGGTTTTTTATTAATCAAACATGTTAAGGAAATAGGTTTCTTTGATGTTCGCACCATCTTAGAAGCCTTTTTCTTTTTCTTCTTTTTGCTCATAAACTTTGCTCCTTTCTAGTTAAAAACTTTGAACTTTTTCTTTAAAAAAATAGTCTTGTATATCATCAGCAGAAAGCTCTAACAGATTGACTGCCTTGCAAATATCTGACTGCTTCCAAAACAGCTTTCCGTTGAGCTTCAGTGATAATGTACGTTCCGACCACTTCATAGCATTTGCAAAGGAACTCTGACTATCATATTTTTCAATGATTCTTCCTTTGAGCTTACTGTAATCAAATGCCATATTTCACACTCCTTTCTAGTTCAATGTTTTGAACTAATTATAATATAACACTGCGTTTTCATTATGTCAATACATATTTTCAATATTTTTAACTTTAATGTTTTAAGTCTTGAACTTTTGTTTAATATGTGATATATTATCATCAGAAAGCGAAAGGAGAATAATATAATGGAAAAGGTTAGTTCATCAGAAAGATTTAAAACATTGATGGACGAACGCAATCTGAGACAGGTTGATATTCTTAATCTCGTTCTTCCATACTGTAAGAAATACAATGTGAAAATGAATAAGTCGGATATTAGCCAGTACGTTTCTGGAAAGACAGAACCCAGTCAAGAAAAACTGGTTGTCTTAGGAATGGCATTAAATGTCTCGGAATCGTGGTTGATGGGATTTAATGTAGGACGTGCCAGAAAAGACACTTCCGAACAGGCGAGAGAAGATTTTAATCTGATTTCAAAATTCTCATTATTAAGCGAGCGCGACCAGAAAATTGTTTTAAGTCTAATTGATTCCATGCTTTCTAATCAATAAAAAAGAAGTGGGGCTTAATTGCCCCACCTCTCCAGAAATAGCTTTATGAATGTGTACAGGTACTCTAATGTGCCTATTTTTTTTATTCCGTTTATCATCTCAATAATTTCCTTTTTGTAATCCATTTTCCGTCCCTCCCAATATCGCACAATAAGAACATTTGTTCTCTTTTATTTCATTATACCCTCTTTTTAGCGATATAGAACGGACTGATCATACTTCTCGCCCTCTGCTTAAAAAGTGCGCCCTCCCTTTGCCTTGAACGATTGAAAAAGAAATGGCATTTGCATTCCGCAGAAATATTGTTGCTTTTCTTCACAACAAATGGCTGCCGCTCTGCTTCAGATACAACCGCCTGTGTATAATTATGTATTACGTATTGATTATTGGCACTTGTCTTAATAATCACTTCGGAATCTGTTGGATCAATGCTCTCACATAGCGGCGCACGTACAGAAAATGTGAGCATTATCCCAAACAGAAAAAATATAACCAGCTTTTTTATTACCTTCATAAAATCACTCCTATGTATTTTATTATACGATTCTGTCTGATTTCGGGCAATATCTGAATATTGCACAAATTTGACGAATTTACTGCGAATTTCGACGTTTTTCGACACCTCCCGACATTAATCATCCCAGATAGAGCGCTGTCCGTTCATCATAAAAATTTCATCCTGGAGATACAATGGAGCTTCGTATCTGGCAATTACGTTCAAGGCAGAATCGCACTGGTGCCTCTTGATTGACTTGTAAGAGCGCACGCGGAAGTTCGCTTTTAAGTCTGCATAGATGTTACTGTATACTCTCTGTCTCACTGACCTGTCCTGGTAAGCGTTTGAGCCTTTTCCGCCCAGTATGTCCACTCCACGTTTGCGGACTGCTTCTGTAATACGGTCGGCTTCAATTGGCAGAATCGGGAGATCAAGTTCCAGGCGTTCCAGTTTCTTATCCAGGACGTCAACCTTTTCATTTACCTGCAAGATTGCCTGTGCCTGCAATTGCAACTGTTCAAGCGGCGTCATGGGTGCAATGCTCTGTTTTACGGCTTCTTTCAGCTTGGTTTCGACTTTAAGGAAATACTGGCGCGCAATCTTCCCTTTGGCAGAATGGCTTTCCATTGAAAGGTGCTTTGCAAAGTCTGTGGTGAGACGGTAATCTTTGCATTCATTACCGTTCTTCATTGTGAAGAACCCCCACCAGTCAACATTTTCTTCAAAATATTCGTTTTCTTCAATATTCTTTTTAGCCCATCTAGCAAAATTTTGTTTTGGCATATCAAGAAAATCATACAACGCCCTTGCTGTGGTGTATCCATTCTCATCAATGCCAAGTGCGATTTCAATAGGCGTTTTATCTGTTTCATCAATTGTTTTATTCAAAATAGTATCTAACATATTTAGCCCTCCGTTTTTCATGTTTGTGGTTGCCAAATAAAGATACTCAGTGCTATAATTTGAATATCTCCATTTGGAGGTAGGAGCAACCATTTCACTTTGCCGGTGCGGTTGCTCCATTTCTTTTTTTACTCGCCGATTTCTTTTTCCACTAATCCAATACCTTTCATTATGGTATCAGTTCTGGAAATTCCAAGGACTTCTGCGCATTTATCAATGCGGTCTTTTTCTTTTTTTGTCAGTCTTATATTAAGTTTTTCAGTCCTGGATACATCGTTAATCGGTGGTCTTCCAGTTCTAGGGGACATTTTATTCACCTCCAATTTTTGTCCTCGCATAAATAATATATTATGTACGCCCAAAAGTCAAGCATTATTTTTCTTTCAATTTATGTCGAATTATTCCAAGTTATTGTATTTTGTTGCGTTTTGTTGTAAAATCAGATAAAAAATAAACCATATGAGGAGGGTTTTCTATGAAAAAGACAAAAAAATGCAAGTATTGCAAGACAGAGATTCCGGCGGACGCTAAAGTATGCCCGCAGTGCCGAAAGAAATTAAAGGGTGGAAAGTTTAAGTGGATTCTACTTGCCCTTATCGTCCTTTGTGTTATAGGCGCGGCGACAGGCGGAAGTAATAGTAATTCCAGTACAAAATCCACAGATTCCACATTAAGTAAGAAAGAGGATGCGCCAAAAGAATACACTTCTGCATCAGTTAATGATATGATGGCAGATCTTGATAACAATGCCATGGGAGCATCTGATAAATACAAAGATAAATATCTTGAGATTACTGGAAAACTTACAAACATTGACGCTTCTGGAAAGTATATTGACTTGATGGCTGATGGAGACTTTGAGATTATCGGAGTTCAATGCTACATAAAAAATGATGAACAAAAAACAAAAGTAGCTTCCATGACCAAAGGAGAGACAGTTACTTTAAAAGGAAAATGTACAGATGTTGGAGAAGTCCTTGGATATTCTCTTGATATTGATGAAATAGAATAAATAATAAAAAGCCGGCTCTCGCTACCAACGGGAACCGGTTTTAATAAATAAGATAATCCGGAGAAAAATCTTACCTACACCATAATTATATCATCTCCTGGATTATCGCACAAGTAAAAAAAGGAGAATGATAAAATGAATGAATCAGTATGCATCTATCTAAGGAAATCCAGAGCAGATCGGGAAGCTGAAGCACATGGAGAGGGCGAAACACTCGCCAGACATGAACGGATCCTGTTAGATCTCGCAAAGAAAAAAGAGTACATTGTGGGCGCTATTTACCGCGAAGTGGTATCTGGCGAAACTATTGCCGACCGCCCTGTCATGCAGCAACTTCTCCGCGAAGTAGAATCCGGCATGTGGGATGGTGTTTTGGTTGTCGAAGTAGAGCGTCTTGCCAGAGGTGACACCATCGACCAAGGCGTTGTATCAAGGGCTTTCCAGTATTCTGACACGAAAATTATTACCCCCACAAAAATATACGACCCGAACAATGAATTTGATGAAGAGTATTTTGAGTTTGGACTATTTATGAGCCGAAGAGAATATAAAACCATCAAGCGCCGACTGAACGCCGGAAGGATCTCATCAGTAAAAGAAGGGAAATACTGTGGTAACAAACCACCTTACGGATACGAAAGAGTTAAGCTCGAAAAAGAAAAAGGCTATACTCTCCGACCTGTTCCGACTCAAGCTGAGATTGTAAAAATGATCTACACCTGGTATGCCGGTGATGGCTGCGAACAAATTGGAGTTGCGAAGATTGCACGGAAATTAAATGAAATGGGAATAGAATCTGCACTATGCGGCGACTGGACTCCTGCCAGTATACAGGGAATTCTGACAAATCCGGTATACATCGGAAAAATACGATGGAATGGGAGAAAAACAGTGAAGACTATACAGAATGGTCAAGTAATTAAGACACGTCCTCGATCAAAAGATACTCTTATCTGTGATGGATTACATCCAGCTATTATATCGGAAGATCTGTATAATTCCGTCCAGGAAATTCGGAAAAAGAACCCGCCTCGCCCAATCAGTATAAAAAACTCAATCCGCAACCCGCTTTCCGGAATTGTCTATTGCAGCAAATGTGGTCGCGCCATGGTTCGCCGCCCTTATCAAAAGCGCGGGCAGGAAGATACCCTCATGTGTCCATATACGTCTTGCCCCACAGTAAGTAGCAAATTGTCTCTGGTTGAAAAATCTGTGATTGATGGAATTAGGGAGATTGTGGAGGAATATAAGTTAAACAATGATATTAATGCATCTTCAAAGGATATTGATTGCGTAATAACCTCTAAACAAAATCTCATACATGAGAAAGAAAACGAGCTGGAAAACTTAAACGCCCAAAAAGCAAAACAATATGACCTACTCGAACAGGGTATCTATACCACTGAGGTTTTCCTTGAACGTGCCAAAACAATATCCGCATCTATCCAGTCTTGCTCCGATACTATAGAAAAATTAAAAGAAGAAATCAAACATGACGAGAACATTATAAAACAACAATCAGATTTTATCCCGCGTTGTGAAGAGCTACTTGATAACTATTGGAGCCTTAACACAGAATCTAAGAATAAAATGCTTAAGAGTTTAATTGAAAAGGTTACATACTCAAAAGATACCAAAAACGCTTATGGGAAAGGCAACGAGATTGGTTTCCAGCTCGACATTTTCCCGAAAATCCAGAAGAATAATTAATGATATCTTCTATGCACTGACGAACTGGCCCATTGATGTTATCATTAATTTTGAAAAGAAATTCCCGGGGGGGGAATTAACCCCGGGATAATTTTTAC